TTCTCCTTACGCTATTCTAATAATAGCTGTAGACGCCGCTTTTGCTGGAAATACTATTGTAAAGTCACCTGCCGTAGAAGTTTTATCACCACCAAAGTCTATAGTAGCAACTGATTTATTACTGTCTGAAGAGTTGTAAATCATGCAGCCTCTTGCAGTAATAGTAGCCGTACCAAAGGTAAGATCAGAAAAATCTGTAACAGCAGTAGTACCCGTAGATGTAGGAGTTACATTAGTTAATGTTCCTCCACCGGTACTGTAACCGGTTCCGGACGCTTGTCCGGTTGTTACAAAAGAAGTTGTAGTTGCTCCCAAAGTTGCAGAACTTGTATACAAAGCCAGCTTCATTGTGTCACCACTACTGTTAGTAAAGTTATGATTACCTTTTAGTAATTCGACTTTAAAACTTGTGGTAAGTGTAGATGTAATAGCCATAATTAAATCCTTTTTATAATTTCAGCTAAATTTTCATCACCAGCTTTAATAAGCTCCTGAATCAAACTAGCTTTGTAAGATTTTATAGCATTTTTTATGTAAATTAAACAAACTTGTTTTATCTGATCCTCATAAGCTTTAGCTTGCGCTTCTATATGCGGTTCTAAATCTTCAGATGTGCCTACTAATTTTTCTGTAAGTCGTTCAGCCCAGTATTCAGGCGGATGTCCGCCAAAATTAGTTGTGGCAACCTCTACAACGCCAAGTTCAGGCATTCCATCAGGTGTTATTTTTATTACCATTTTTTTGGCTCCGGAGATTTTAAATGGTTATCTTCTCTGCCTATTAAGATAGGTTGTTGTTCTACTTTGTTTACAGTCATTTCGCTTACTTTTTTGGTAAGCAATCCTTTTTCGTCTTCTAAAACAACTAAGGGATCTGCTAAACGGTGGTAGCCGTATAATTTTTGCTCGGCTGGTACGTTTGTATCTAATAAACCGCTTGTGCCTGCTACTTGTACTTGCATGCCTTCACTTATACATTTGGATAACCAAAACTCTACGCAAGCCCTACCGGACTCTGCAAAGTGAAGATTGCCTTGATAGGAAAAATCTATACCAAATAATTTCAAAACGGCTACTTCGTTGTACAAAGCAAAAGCTATTGCATAGGCAACGGTATTATTTATGTAATGACAATTTGTGGCTTTGAGTATTTCATCAATAGGGTACTCAACCAGCCCTGGACATCTTTTATCTAACTCGCAAGTGTATATGGGACCTTTATGCTCTTGTAAAACCTTTTGCATACTGCCTGTTTGTCCGCCAGCATCGTCTGTATCCAAAAATCTGGATGCAGGATCCATCATGAAAACTCTATCGTGATATATTACAGAAGCAACCGCATTAATAGTCCATACTTCATCGAAATGGCTTGCGTGTGCTTTCGCTAAACAATAATCAAACCAACTTTTACCAAGGCCTACAATTGCAATTGTTTTGCCTTTTAACTTCTTTATTTTTGCCAAATTAACTTACTTGCGATCTCAACGAATCATAACGGTATTCGTCTCGCCTTCCTCTTCCCTCTGCTCTATTTTTTAACCTGGCCATCTCTAAGTTAAATCTAGTTTCGTATAATTGTATTAAATCTGACTCACCTTTCATGAAAGTGTAAGCCTCCACTAAACATCCGTATAACAAACCGTTTCTAGCATTTTGTGAAATCCAAGTTCCTGTTGTGTCAGTCACCAAACTATTTGGCTTGTGTAAATAATGTAATTCTACTGCATAAGCTTGATCAGGCACCGGAGCTAATATAATAGTAGTACCGTTGTTTGATCCTGTAGATAATTCTTTGTCAAAATCACCGTAATAAAGAGGCAATCCGCGCAGATTAGTATCTGTAGGATCCACATTGTATTCCTGCATAAAGCTTGGATGTTTTTTATCTAGGTATGTGTAATCACCGTTGCTGATAACAGCTAATGAAAAACTCATAATGAAATCTGTAGGGCAAGTAAGAAATCTATTACCTGCAGTCATGTTACCTTGTACGTTCTTCCTAAAAAAATCAAATTGTACAAGCTCAAATATTCTTTCTTCTGCCGTTTTGATAATATCGTCAAGAGTGCTTACAAAAGTGGTTTCTGTATTCTCGGTATAGTTTTGTATTAAAGTTTTTAATTCAGCTAACGTCATATCAAGGTGTGTTTGCAGTTCCACCCATACCAGAGTGATTTGTACAGTAATAATATAATGTTGGCGCTCCAGAAGCTACCGTTATTTGTGTGTAAGCTCCAGAGCTGCCAGGAGTACCACTGGTAGTTACACCTGTAGTATATTCTGATCCGCCGCCGTGCGTACCGTTAGCCGTAGTAGAAAACCTAAGCGGGTGTCCGCTGTTAGAAGAGTCTGATTGATCAAATCTGTAGGTGCTACCCTCTGATAAATTAAGCGTCGGACTCAAAGACCCATCTAAATAATATTTATTTCCGTATCCATAAGAATTAGTACCGGTGGCTACTGTTACTGTATAAGTTGTAACTGAACTTGTTGTAACAGAAACAGTTCCTAAAGATAATGTTCCACCTTGGCCGGTTAATGTTTCGTTTACAGTCGTTCCTGTAACAGACACAGAACCCAAAGCACTCGTTCCTGACACGCCATCTGGAACAGCTCTATTTGATGGTACGTTTTCTGTTGTAGTTACGCTACCCACAGACGCTGTACTAGAAACTCCTTGAAAGTTTGAGCCTAAAATATTTTCATCAAGATAATTTGTAGCTGTACTGTTTTTATAGCTTACAACTATAAATCCTTCGCCCCCTTCAACATCGTTGTTTGGTCTTGGCTTGTATAAAGCTTCAGGGTCTGCCTTTGCTCTAATAGGTTCTAGTTGTGGATGTTTACTTTCGTAACAAGATGGACAAGTTTTTGCCCCGTTCCATTCCTCTTTGAGTTCGTTTAGCTTATATTCAAAGCCGCAGCGATCACATAAAGCCCTAGCAAACTTACCAGTTGCGTAAGCCATTACATTACCCTGATGTCAGGTCTAATTCTAAATGAGGCTCTATCTTCGTCTTGATCAGCCGCTCTCCTAAACTCTTCTTCGTACAAAGCTTTCAATTGTGCGGTTTTTTCAGGTGCCCTTTTGAGTGAAAGGTAGTAAGCAAGACCTGCAGTAAAACAAGGGTAAAATCTGAAAGGCATATCCATTGTGTCAATAGCCTTATCAGCATCATCCATTCTAACCATTTTATTAAAAACTAAAATGTCAGTTGAGTTTTCTGGTGCAGGCCAAATCTTCAACTTTGGAGCGCTTAACTTTTCGAGAAAAAATTGTGAAGGCCTAGCCTGCGTTGTTTTGTTTGGTATGTTTAGGTATTCACTCCTTGATATTCTGTTCATGCTGATATCTGTTTGCGTAGTATTAACGGTCCTTCTTACTACTACATCAAGGACATCTATCACATTTGCATTCAAAGAATATTCTGTAGTTCCTTGTGTAACCGTTTGAGTATCTTGCTCTATTGTCCATTGATTTAGTCCTCTGTTTGCCCACTCGGCTAACATAAGGTTTATGGATCTTCTTGCTGTTTTTAAATCGTAACCAGTCCTAAGTTCTAAACCGCATCGTTCAAATGCTTCTTCTATAAACTCAGCAACGTTAGGTTCAAAGTTTGTGCTTCCTGAAAGTGCCATCAATCATCCTCAGCATATAAATTGTCAAAAATTCTATTTACGTCAAGGGTATAGTCTAAATCAGATTTGGAGTAGTGTATATGTGCAGATGGTCGAAAATCTGGAGCACCCTGTCCAGTTTCAAACCAAGCTGGGTGCGTAACCCTTACTCTGTTGTTTGGTAAAGCCACGACGTTCCCTGTCCATTCGCCAGCATCTAATAATTGCATAACATGACTTTGCTTGTGTTGAGCCGGATCATCGGCTATTTCATTTTCTGAATAATCAACCGTAAATAAATATTTAGCTGGAAAAAATTGTCCATCTATTTTTGCCATCCAAGGACAAGGAATAGCTCGATCAATTACATAAACAGCGTTATGGTGTGAGGAGCAATCCCAGGGTTGTGCGTCATGTACAGCCATAGGCTCAGGCCACTCTTCTAAAGGTATATCTGCAACTAAAGCGGTTATTGGCATTCTTGCCCACATGGCACCACCGTGCACAGTATCCTCTTCTTCACCTTCTGGTTCTATACCTGTAAAGATAACCTGAAAACTTAAACATCTACACGGCATAGTCGTAACACCAACGGCCATAGCGTGTAAGAACTCGCCGTGATATTTTTCGTGATTATGTGTGTATTCTTTTCTTACCCAGCACTTGAAGTACGGGATATTGCTATATAGATAGGCCACTATTTCTTAGCTCTTCCTCCCCTCCTATAGCCTTTAGACATAATTTTGCCACCGTTTTTATAGCCTTTTGACTTGACTTTGCCACCATTTTTCATGCCTTTAGATTTGACTTTACCACCGTTCTTCATACCTTTAGACATAACTTTGCCGCCATTTTTCATCCCTTTGGATTTCATCATGCCGCCGTTTTTCATACCCTTAGACTTCATAGGTCCGCCGTTACGCATTCCTTTAGATTTTACTCTACCGCCGTTTTTCATGCCTTTGGACTTAACTTTACCGCCGTTAGCATAACCTTTTGTTCTTTTGTACATGTTAGCTCCTATTTACTGGTTTTTTTAGTAGTTGCCTTTTTTGTAGTTTTTTTGGCAGCAGTAGTTTTTTTCTTAGGCATATTGTAATAAATACGCTCATCCGCTACTGGTTTGTCCTTTCTTACTTTTGCAGATTCTCTAGCTTTTTGTTTAGCTTCAATCTCTTTATCTTGTTTTGTTTTAGCCATAATCTTACGAAATAGTTGTTACTTTCCTTTTATTGTTCATAACTTTACCACAGCCCCTGGCTATAAACCCACCATTTTTTTTCTTGACGCGGTTCTGTTGAGACATAGCTTTTTCTATAGCCATGCCTCTTTTCATTTCGTATGAACTAATTTTACCGTCTTTGTCTAAGTCAGCTTTTTGTCTATTTTTTAACACGGCTCCTCCTGTGTTTT